TAGTTGAACTAATGCAACAATTCACAGCACAAGAAATAGACCCAAGCATTGTAGAAACAATAGTTGAAAAATGTTGGAAAGGATACCAAAAGAAAGGCATGAAGACTATGTTTGGTAAACGTGTTCCTAATTGTGTTAAAAAAGAAGCAGTAGAAGAAGATTTAAGAGCATGGTTTGGCAAAGGCAAGAAAGGTGGAGCCGGAGGCGGAGGCTGGGACCGTTACAATACCAAAGGTGAACGTATTGGCAAGTGCGGTGACAGTAAGAAAGGCGAAGGTAAGCCTAAATGTTTAAGCAAAAGCAGAGCGGCAAGTTTAAGAGCCAAAGGTGGTAAGAAGGCTATTGGTAAAGCAGTATCAAAGAAAAGACGTAACGATCCAAATAAGAACCGCAAAGGTAAAGCAAAGAACGTTAGTAATACTGTAGGCAAAAAGAAATAATGGATGTAGAACGAATAATAGCAACCCATTTAGATATAGACATCGCAAAAGTTACTGATGATGCACATCTAATCGACGACTTAGGTGCTGACAGTTTACATACAGTTGAACTTATAATAGAGTTTGAAACACAGTTTAATTTAGATATTTCTGACGATGACGCAGAAGAATTAGTAACTGTAGGAAAGATTAAAGAATATATCGATCTCTACGGTTAATAAGTATTTAAACAACTAAATAATGTAGTAATAGGAGAATACAATGGATTTTATTAAAGCAAGATTAAAAGAAAGGACTAGTTGGGACGGTGGTATCCTAATTGCAGGTGGTATTGTAATGATACTTGCTCCTGTTAATTTAATTGCATACGGCATGATTGCCTACGGTGCATGGACTATCTGGAAAGAAGAGGACTAATTTAAATGTTTGGATTCGGAAACAAGTTAGATAGAGAAGCAGTATTTGAACAAATGAAAATAGATGAAGGTGTTGTATATGAAGTATATCACGACCACCTAGGTCTTCCAACATTTGGTGTTGGTCATTTAGTACTGGAATCAGATCCAGAATATGGTAAACCAGTTGGCACGCCCGTTGATAAAGATAGAGTGAATGAATGTTTTGAGAAAGACTTAGATACTGCCATTTCCGAATGCTCTGTCTTATATGAAGACTTCGATGACTTTCCAGGAGAAGTTAAAGAAATATTAGTTAATATGATGTTCAACATGGGTAGAACTAGACTAAGTGGATTTAAAAACTTTAAGAAAGCATTAGAAGAAAACGATTGGAAAAAAGCCGCAGTAGAAGGCAGAGATTCAAAATGGTACAGGCAAGTGACAAACAGAGCAGAAAGACTGATGTCGAGGCTCGAGAACGTCTAGTAGAATACGCACTTAAAAAAATCGAACACCCTATATACAGGGGAAAATTCTGGTGCAGTGAACGAAAAGATTATTTTAATTATATTGATTGGTTATACAAGTAAAAACATGTTTTTAAATAAATAGTCACATAATAATTAGGAGACACACATGCCAACAAAATTCAAACCAAGTCAAAAGACTGTTCAACGTGGAAGTAAAACAGTTACTACACAAAATTTCTATATCAAAAATATACCACAGCAAGAACTATTTGATTATATTAATAACGGACAAAAACCAAAAATTAAACAAAAATGCCGCAATGAATTACAAAGACGTGGTGTAAAAATAATTATGGTACCAAAGTCATAAAATAGATAAATAGTTGTATGAAATTATATGACTTATTTGAACAGCAAAAACCTTTAAATCAAATTCAAAATTATTCATCTCAAGGTGAATTTATTGATAAAGGTGTGAGTGCCTACAATTCTGGTGGGTTACCTATGCTGTATAGGTATATAGAAAATCAACTAGGCTTTAAAAAAAATGATGTAGAAAGAGATTTCTTACCTACTAAAGCAGAACATACTCGCGAAGAAGATGCAGTTATGGCCTTCTTGGGTGAGTTAGAAAGTATGGCAGTTGAGGGTAAGAATTCTCCTAAACAAGTAAATCCAGTTGCAAAACACTCTCGTAATAAGAGTGGTGCCGGTGCTCATAAGTCACCTAAAGACTATGACAGAAAAGATGCAAAGAAAGACATTAAGCAACAGTTAGGCGAAAAAGGCGACATGATGATTGGTGAGCCAGATGCTTATTATGATGCTGAAGAAAGACGTCAAGCATACAACGATTTACAGGATGCATTAGAACGAAGTAGTAATGTTGAAGCAATGTATGTTAAAGATGGCCATTGCCCAGAATGTCCTAATGTAGAAGATGATGAAGACTGTTATGGGTTTGGCAACTACGGTTGTGACGATGGTATTTTAACATACAATGGTGACGATGTAAGTTGGAAAGAAATACAAGATCATGATGAACGTCAAGCACAACGACAAAGTGCTAAAGACAATTATCCAGGTGACGAAGAAGTTATAAAAGGATTAGCCAACATGATGAAAAACATGGATGATCCTAGACAAGCATATCAACAAATGCAGGCAGACTATCCGCACATGGGTAGAGCACAAAGAAGTTCGTTAATTGCAAAAGCAAAAGAAATGGCTTTTCCAAATGAAAGTTTTGACGTAAGTGCAGAACAAAGTCGTGAAGAAGAAGCATACGATGAATTAATGGATGCCCTACATAAAGGTGGCGAAGAAGCATACGCAAAAGCATGTGGTTTATCAATGGAAGAACTAGATCAAGAAATGACTGAGATTAGCATAGACTTAAACTTGCATATGGATGATGACAGAGATGAAATTATTCAAAGACATGCTGAAGATACAGTAGACAATGCAGATTGGAAAGACCATGGCGAAGAAGATTTAGAAGAAAATCTAGATGGATACTACCTAGCTCACCGAGCAAAGAAACTTTGGTTAAAAGATAATCCAGGCACAACAGAACGTGACTACTGGCAAGCAGGCGTTAAAGTCCAAGATGAATATACAGAAAAAGCAGGTGGTATTAAAGGCGATTATCAAGGTAAAGGCGTAAGTAATTGGACTGTAGAAGAGGATATGGATTCAAACGAAGCAGATGTAAGCAAAATGTTAGCAAAGGCATTGGGCGATCCTAATAAATGGTCTGAAATGACGGCACCAGAATTATATGCAGAACTAGAAAGTAGAGATACAGAATTCGCTGATGCTATAAAACAAGTTGCAAAAATTGTTTACGGTGTTAAGTTAGAAGAACATCGTGACAATTAAAGAAATTACAGAATTTAAAACTCCCAAAAAAGTATACGATAAACCACAAGACTATGTGGATGCTCGTAATCATAGATTTGACAACATGTTCAGTCTCCCACCTAAAAAGAAGAAACGTAAAAAGAAAAACAAATAAGTAATACATATGGACCAATATGTAAAACTAATCAAAGAAAACTTTGACCCAAGTGATATACAAAAAGATATAGATAACTTTCTAACAGAGTTAGACTTATGGCATCATGATCAAATTAGTTTAACTTCACATACAGGAAAAGATGACTGGCAATGTAGTGTAGGGAAAATATTTGACCTAGAATATCCTGAATATATTTATAGTAAAGTTAATAAGTATTTTAAAAACACATCTATAGAAAAATTAATTTTTGAATATAAAAATTATTATAGATGGAGATTAATGAAAATTAATCCTAGATCTATATACACTATACACAGAGATGGTACTGGTTCAGATAATATTAAAAATTTAAGAATACATATACCCGTCATTACAAACGACCATGCCTATCTAATGTTTTACGATAAACATCCTAAAGACAATAATAGTGTAAATGTTACATATCATAATTTAAAGGCAGGAAATATTTACGAAATAAATACTACTGACTTCCATACAGCAGTTAACCACGGCTCGGAACCAAGATGGCATATAGTCGGAGTAAGATATGAAGATAGCACTAACAGGACACACTAGCGGAATAGGTAAAGCCTTATACGACATACTATCAGTAGATAATGAAGTAGTATGTTTTAGCCGTACTAATGGTTACGATATCGGTAAAGTAAGGATAATGGAACAAGTAGTGCAAGAGTCAATTGATTGTGATGTCTTTATTAACAATGCTTATGCAGGTATATCACAGGTACATATTTTAAATACACTATGGAATTTTTGGAAAAGAGACGAAACAAAAACTATTGTAAACGTTTCCAGTTTAAGTAAATATCCAGGCATCAGTGGAAATGAGTCAGGGTATTCAGCACATAAGGCCGCACTATCACATCAAGCACTTTTACTAATGTTTAATGGAAGTAGAAAGTGTAGGATGATAAATGTTAATCCAGGATGGGTTGACACTAAAATGACTAAAAAAGTAACCGCAAATAAACTTACTGCACCAGAATGTGCAGAACAGATTGCATACGCAATCAAACTACCACAACATATAGAAATAGGAGAACTTAGTCTCTGGCGCCCATACTGATAAATAGTAGTATGAAGCAAATAGTTATATATCCAGGACGTTTCCAGCCTATGCTGTCTCATCATGCGGAAGTATTTGATAGACTACAGGCAAAATTTCCTAATGCGGAAGTTTATATTGGTACATCTGATAAGACTGACGAAGATAAGTCTCCTTTTAATTTTAAAGAAAAGCAGATAATAGCACAAGGACATGGCATTGATTCTAATAATGTTCTTTTTGCAAGAAGTCCTTATGTACATACTTTCTATGATATACCTGATCAGGAAAACAAAGTAGTAATATTTGCTGTAGGTGAAAAAGACAAAGAACGATTTACATTTGATAATATAGATGATAAAACCGGATTAAATATGAAGAAAAACGGTGAGCCATATTATTATCAGATGATAAATACATATGACGCAGATAATCCTGTCCCTATGACTGAGAGAGGGTATATCTACAATGTACCTAATATTGAATCTGATGAAGAAGAGATTGCAAGTGCAAGTGCTTTTAGAAATGCAATGAAGAATGCTCCTGATGAGCAATCTGCAAAAGCAATTTTTAATAAGCAATTTAAAAATTATAATGAATCATTATTTAATTTGGTTTATAAAAAAATAGCAGGTAATAAAATGAAAGAAAGCCTAGATACATTAAAAAAATTAGCAGGACTAGAAGTATCTGAAGACGCTCCGGTTGAGTTTGAAACTCCAATGAACTTAAAAGACATTAAGTTTACTCCCCCAAGTAAGAGCAGTTCTTATATGAGCATAGCAAACAGATTCCCAGAAGGTTCTGATGTTAATGACCCTGAGGTCAAAAAGGAAGAGTTTATAAAAGTTCTACTTAAAGCACCTTTATCTCTACTTTCTGAAATTAACGAAAGAATATCCCCAGCAGATGACAACGGTCTTGCAGTAAGTACTAAGTTAAGTCAAGTTATTGATAACTTAGGTAGAGACGGAGATCTTAAGGATCTTAAAGACGACGACAGAGCATTTGCAATTAAAATTGTTAAACTTGCTATTGATAAAATGGAACTAGAAGCAGGCGACGATAGTCCTACTTACGATGAATTGGAAGGCACTAAAGAAGAAAGTTTAGACTTATCAGATATCAGAGATGATTATGGTATAGAGGAAGATAAAGAGTCTGTTGAAGACTGTATTCGTAAAACATTAGAAAAAGAAGGCGGAGCGGCTGGAAAAGGTGCTCTAGTTGATGCTTGTAAAAAAGCAGGATATTCTGAAGACGAATGTGAAGATGCAATATCTAAAATGTCTAATGTTAAAAAACATGAACATGGTGATTATATATTAGAAGACGAAGAAGCACACTTAGAAGAAGGTGGCGATTGTTATCACTGTGATGGAAAAGATGAAGACTGTGATCATTGTGATGGTGATGGATATGTTAAATTTGATGACGATCCAAATGAGCCTTCACAAGAAGAAATAGATGATCATGAAGCGGCATATAAAAAATATGTAGGTAAGAATAAGAAAGACGAAGGTGTTGAAGAAAGCAGTGAAGATTCAGGCGAAGGTTCTATAAACAATATGGATGACGATGAACTTATGGCTTATGTGGGACAAAAAGAAGAAGACATAATTGATGATATACAAGATCATATTTCTCCAGACTTTTTACACAAAGATAACTATGAAGAAATGTTTGACAGGTACAGAGAAGAAGTATTAATACCAGCCGCACATGAGGTTAGCCAAGATGCCGCTGACGGCATGGAACCTGCAGATGCAGACTACGAAGAATCTGTTGAAGCAACATCTAGAAATGCTTTTGATCAAGCATTAGAAGAACTTAAAAAGTTAGCAGGACTAGAATTAAATGAAGATGAATCAGAAGATTGTCCTAAATGCGGTAAAACAAAACATGTATTAAAAGCATGTGCATCATGTGGGTGTAGTTAATATGAGCGAAATAGATAGATTACAAAAATTAGCAGGTATAGTTTCAGAAGGTGACGGTGAACCTGGAGTTGATTATAGATCAGACACAGGCGAAGGTGAGACTAAGAAAGCCGCAATTGGTCATATTGATAATGAAAGAGGAATGATATCTAAAGAGTTATACCTAATTGGTAGAAATGCTATGGATGTTCACAAGATGTTAAAAGACTTACCAGATAGTGATTTCCCTCACTGGTGGCAAGCAAAGATCGTAAAGGCACACGAATATTTAGAAGGTGCTAAAAACTATTTAGATGCTGAACTTAATGCTCCTAGAGGAGATGATGTACAAGCAAGTCCAGAAGTTATGGATAACGAAGACCCTAGCGGCGTAAGTTAATATCCTTTAAAAATAATCTACTGACATTCGTATAACCAACAGTTTGTTGCTTATCTATTTCCCAATGGTTTTGTTTCTTTGCAAAACTTGAATAAAAATTATCTAAACTAAACCCTGCTTCAAAATAAGTATAAGATGTATTAGAGTTTGTTTTGTAATCTAAGTCTAATAATTTAAATATATCCCCACTAAACATTTCTTTATTACTAAGTAGATCTATATTATATTCGTTGTTAAACAATAAACTATTAGGATCTATCTCTTTATTATTAATATCAAAAAACTGCTTTAAATCGTAATCTAAATCTGATGCATCATATGTTTCTTTAGTAACTGGAACTTTATTTAAAAAATTATCCTTTAAATTACAAGATACTAAATTTAAAAATCTAGGTTGTATATTTTCTATATTTTGTCGTTTGCAATTAAGTAAAAATAACATAATACCCTCACCTAAAGCACAATGTCCAAATAATTCATGCAAGTATATATCGCCTTTAGGCAAGTCATCAGAAAATACATCACAATGAACTACCTCAATTTCCTCTATTGAGTTGAATCTTTCTTTAAGTTTATTAAATAAATTAATACTTTGTTCACAACTATATACTTTTTTGGCTCCATACTTTGCTGATAACCAAGAAAAGAAACCTGTACCTGTTCCACATTCTACTACAACTTTACCTTTTACATTTTCTTTTATATACTTTATATACGAATTTGTCCTGTTATTATCTAAAAGCATTTCCCAAATAAGCATTTCTTTATCGTACTTTTCTGTAACGTATTGTTCTAGTTGTTTAGTTGTCATGTTATATCAGTTAATTCTGCCCCAAATATAAATCTATAACTATTAATTCCGTTAGGGAATTCAGTACCATGATAACTTTTGTTTGTTGCTTTAAATAATAATGCTGTGCCTGGTATAAACTCTACTTCCTTTACAAAGTTTTTATTTTTATCTTTACCATTATATAGTCTAGTACCCCAGCCACTATAGTCTTGTTTATTATCACCTAAATAAATTAATACCTTAAGAATGCCAGCATTTGGATTTGATTGCCTCACATATTCATATTCGTCTGTATGAGGTCCTAAGTATAAATCTGGATTAGTAACATTTAGTCCACCAACCCATTTCCATTCTTTATTAGAAAAACCTAGATCTGTTGATATATCATAAAGTTGATTAAAAATTTTATCTTCTAATTCATTTGTTACGTCAACACCAAATAGTCCTACTGATGTTTGTATATCATCTAAATCAAATAGACTTCTATCAGTATATTTTTGTTCGTTTATTTTATTACAGCAACTATTATAAAGGAATTTAGATTCTTCAGATGTTAGAAAATTAGATATAATTAAATGTTCAAAAGGTTCTTGTACATTGTTATAAATCATGTGAATTATTTACCAACTCTGAAGCCATATCTCCCCAAAATCTTCCTGCTCTAGGTCCACCGTTTCCTGTTCCGTCAGACTCACCTGGTATCTTAATCCATAAGAATGCATCACATTTTTCTAATCCTGTATCGCATGTAGGTGGCTCGCCTAGTGCTCTTCCAGGAGGATTACACCAATCGTTACCATGTGGACCATTACCATTACGACTAGTGTCTATCACATATTGATCCATAGGTCTGTATTCACATATTTTATTTGCCCATTTGGCTGATTCTAATGTAGATCTATAATTACTTACATTAACACTAAACCCTCTTACTTTGTCGTTAGACACGCTCTTAATCAGTCCAGCGGCTTCTTTAGGGTCTAACCAATTACTATGTCCAATATCTACATAAACTAATGCATCACTTTCACTTGTAAGTAGACTTAATCCTTCCTTCATTAAGTTTAATCTATATTCTGCTTGAATTGGTTCCATTTGTGTAGTATGCGGTAATGCATCAGGTTCGTATATAATTATAGGTTTATGTCCTTTTATTCCTTGACAGAATTCGTTAAGAAACAACATATAATCTGTACTTGATCCTGCTCCACCTTTACTGTAATGTCCTAAGTCTCTTTGAGGTAAGTTGTATATTACAAAATAGGGAAGTCCTGGTAGTGTTCTTTTTAAAAGTCTTTGTAAACTTTGTGTAAGTTTAGAATAAGCATTTTTATTTTTCTTAGCACCATACCAGAATGCTACAGGATGTTCAAATATTTTTGCTACTTCAGGATGTGTTAAACGATGGTCTTTAACCCTATCAAAGTTATTGACCCAAAAAGGATAATCAATCATTTGGCTTGTAGCCTACGGTCTAACTCTTTAAAAATTTTATCTCGTTTTTTTATGGCTCGATCTAATTTAAACTTACTGACTTTATTTACGAATAGTTCACCTTGTAAATGTTCGAACTCATGTTGAAAGCATCTTGCGTCCATGCCATCTAACCAACCTTCTACTTCTGTTATACCATCATATAATGTATATTTTACTTTTACTTTTGCTGGTCTTGTTACATGTATATATAACATGGGAAAGGAAAGACACCCTTCTTCCATACTAACTTCCTCTTCACTGAACTCTAATATTTGAGGATTGTATACACCTACATCACCTGAACCTTCCATATTCATAACAAACATGTTATAACTATTTCCTATTTGTGGACTGGCTAATCCTATGCCGTGTCTATCTCGCATAAGTTTAAACATGTCAACCTCTCTTTGAGACCAATCACATTTAAAACTAAACGGGTCTATATCTGCAGGTCTATGAAGTGCTGGATGATCCGCTTGTACTAGTTGGCATAGCCATTTATCTTCTGGTTCTAACATATTAGTATTTATAAAAGTTGCTCCGCAGATTTACTACGGAGCGATGATTGGGTAAATTAATTGTATTAGGAGAACAATATTCCCAATCAAGTAAATTTATCTTCCTTGACCTTTGTATTTCTTATGAGAACGTTTTTTGTGTTTATTCATTGTAGACATTGCTACTTTAACACGTCTTCCACGTCCACCACTTCCCTGAGAGGTACTCTTTCTAGTAGGTACAATTGATGTTGTTTTTTTATATATTGCCATTTATTTCCAATGTTTATTTAAAAGTTTATCTTCTAATAAGTATGCTTCCTTTTCCCAAGGTGTTTCACTATAAGGTTTTTTACTGTGATTTAAATGTAATTCACCTTTAATAAATTGCTTGGCATGAACTAATTCATGTGCTAAGTTTAACATCATTTCCTTTAAAGTAAACAATCTATCCTTATCACCACGTGCTAGTTCTATTTCAGCACCGTCCTTATCTCCTGAACATAATCCATAATGATCATGCTCACATCTAGTTACTATATTAATATCAACTTCTACATTTCTTCTTACACGAGGTAGTAAGTCATGTAGGATGTCTAAAGTATAAGTAGTAACTTTCTTTTTATTTTTAATTCTACCATTTATACTTATAGTAATCATTAATATATTATACAGCCTTTGTTATGTTTGTCAAGTAAAAAACCTCCACCCTTGTCATATCAATTTAGTGGAGGTTCGCTCGTCGTCTCTCATTGGTTTTAGTCGCACGGCTTGACTGCAAATTTTGTTCTAAGTATTAACGTGCAGTAAACACCCAGGCACCTGGGAAAAGTTGCACTTAAAAAACTAATCTATGATTTCTATTAGTCCTTTAACTGGTACTCCGTAGGGGAGTCGAACCCCTGTTGCCGAGATGAAAACCCGGTGTCCTAGGCCTCTAGACGAACGGAGCAAATTAGAGCAGGCGGTACACTTAGGGAGTTTACAGGACTATGTCCAACCCAATTTACGCAATACCACTCGTGCCTGCTCAAAACCTTTGCCTAAACTCTCTAGTGAGTTCTTTATCTTTAAGACTTTTAATGAACTCATCTAAATCTTCTACTTCTAAAAGTTTTTTCATAGCATCATGTGGTCTTAAATTTAAAGTCCTAGCCACATAAGCCGCAAGTTCTATTAATTGATATCTTCCAATATCTAAATTATTACATACAGACTGAACATCTACTTGTTCTTGTTCTTCTGTAATTTCCGTCCTAAATTTTTTCTCTGACATTTGTTCCTTTTTTAAAGTTATTATAACACCTTTTTAATTATTGTCAATCATAATTATTAAAGTTTACTTTTCTATTAGTTATTTTTTTCCAAAACTTTCCTATTTTGTCGCCCCATGATTCCTGAGTATATCGTTCTTTAAGTGCCACATAGTCCTGATCTGTTGGAGGTAAAATTAAAGTCTCACCTTCTTTTACTTTATATTCTTCATATTGTGTGTCTTTTCGTGAGGTTATAGTTTTGCCGCCATGGTGGTAATGTAATATAAGCATTCCATCTCTACCTTCTAGAGCACTAATTTTTTCATAGTACTCTAGTGTAGCAAAATCTTCTGCTATAGCATTAATTTTATCTGTATATTGGCCCACTTAATTATTTATACTTAGATTTTTTCGCCTAGTTCAAAACCTCTAAATGTTTTAAACCTTGGGAACCTAAGACTCCAAGTGTCGCTGTCTTGTCCTATAGTGGCCGCATCAGCTCTAACTTCAACAAGTTGTCCTATAACTTTATCTTGTGCCGCCCAAACGTCTTTACGCATGTCGTCACTAAGACCACTACCAACATTTACATGGAAGAACTTACCATCATCTTCGCCCTCTACTACAAGAGCACCTAACATGCCTTCGTTCTTACCTGTACCCTCTTCAAGTGATACAACTTTAAGTGTAACTTCAATAAAAGGTTTGACCTTTAACCAAGCATGTGAACGTTTACATTTGTACCCTTCACTATCAGGCTTAATCATAAGTCCTTCATAGCCTTCTGCAAGAGCATGTTTGTTAAGTTTATCAAACTCTGCTTGGCCTTCTTCAGTATCAAAGTCTACACTAAATGCGTCAACAACTTTAATTTTGCTATCCTCGATAACAGTATCAATCATACGTTTACGTCTATCAACTGAATTAATACTAGTACCACCTGCTTCAAACTCTTCAAGTGTTAGCATATCAAATAGTGCCAAGAATGCATCTTCAGTGTTAGCACCAGACTTCCTGTGTACTTGCTTCATTAGTGTTTGGAAATCCTCTGACATAACTTCACCATCAAATACTAATCCATTGTATTCAGGCTTACTAAGTGCCTCTTCAATTAAGTTGAAGTTAGGAAGTATTTTACCATTACGTGAATATAATGTAGCACTACCTTTTTGCACAATAGCAATAACTCTTACACCATCATACTTGTATTCAACTGAACAAGCACCTTTAATTTTCTTAGGGTGTTTAGCACCATCATGTGCTAACATACAACCAAAGATTGGAACTGTGCCTTTTTGTACACCATTAACTGTACCAACACTAACACCACAACGTAGGTCTTTTAGTAGTATTCTTCTATACCAATCGTTCCATTGTTCGTTTGTTGCTAAGTCGCATAAGTCTATAATGGCATCTCTAGCCGCATGACCAGTTAATTCTCTTTCATACAAGCCTTCAGCAAGTACATAAAAGTCTGCATTAGTAATGCCTTTACCATCTGTCTCACTGACAGGAACTTGTTGTACACCAAATGTAACTAAAGGATTAAGTGCCCATTGCAAACCCTGTCTAAAGTCTGCATCAGCGATATGATCAGCAACAACACCTTCTTTAAAAAGTCTGCTGTTATCTGTTTCCAGTTTTTGTATAATATTCCAAGGATTCATTAAACATTCCTCACTAAATTTGAACCTGCATGGTCCATAATGTTACCATCTTTATCTCTACCTGGTGATGTTGAAGCATGTATAATACTATCAAAATCTCTAACATTAATACCAGTTCTGTTTAACACACTATCAAAAACTCTATCTCTCATTACTTTCATATGAGGAACATTTATACTTACAGGGTATTCACTACCTTCTGGGTGGTCTATGTTCTCTTCGTGTGTATACCACATTTCTTCAAGTGCTGTAAGTTGGATATTAGCACTAGATTCGTTGTTTGCATTATAGCAAGTTAAAGTACCAATCCAGTATCCTAATGGTGCTGTAATTTTGTCCTTGCTTTGGTTTGTTGTGTTTAAGTTTTGCATAATTTAACTCCCTTTTTATTTAAACTATACATATATTATAGCAAGAAAGCACAATTTGTCAAGTGTTTTCTACCACTTTTATGTCACAATATTCATAAAAAGTTGCTATATCTATGTTACTATCCTTTACTGCCATAACACATAAGGGTTCACCTTGTAAGACTCTTTTTTTAACATTATATGCTCTATCTTCCATATAATCAGACATTGTAAGATCAGCATTAATTGTTGCTACTTCTAATAATGTAAAATCGTTCATCATAGATCTACACGACTCCAAGGATTCTGTTCTCTATGTTCTAATAAATCCTGAATACAATAAATTCCTAGTTCTTTATAATTGTGTAAATTACGTTTATTAGGATTTTTACCCATTGCAATATCATACGATTTCATATCTTGTATGTAGGACTTTAACCCACTACTTGATGTAAGTGGGTAGTCACTAGCCATTGGCTTCTGTGCCATTATGCTGTCTCCAGTTTAACTGATGCTAAATCAATATCTTCTAATGATTCTGTAATGTCTTTGAAACCAAAACTATCAACTATAAAGTATTTTACACTAGGTTCAATGTCTTCAATACTCATTACTTCATATCCTATTTGTGGTACTTCAGCAACAATATCTCCTACTGATAAGGAATGCATATTTCTAAACGTAACAACTTCACCGTCTTTGCGAGTAACTGTTTTCATTTCGTAACCTGAAACATGCTTTTCAAACACAATATCTTCACCAGTTTCTTCATCAAGATAACATTGATTTAGTATTGAGAATACTTCTTCTTTACTAGTTATAGTATAATCAATACCATCTCCTTGTGTAAGTCCACAGAATCTTCCGTCTACTTCACATACTTTAGAATAAAAACCAAATAGTTCTGGATTCCAATGTTTATGTCCACTGAATAATCTTCCACCTGCATCTTCAAATGCTGTTCTATTTTGGTTTACTTGATAAATTGTATATAACATATTAACTCCCTTTTATTTAATATGCTATTAGTATAGCACAAAAACACTTCTTGTCAACCGTTATTTTCATACTTTTTTAATTTTTTTGACGGAAATGATAAATAATATTGTAACAAGATTGTAACAAAACTGTAACGATTCCGTTGCAGTTCACAATAGTGATAAAGCAATGATCAGTTAGGTACAATTGGTTACCACATTACAGGAGAATGAAATGGCGAAATCCATAGGAATAGTAGCCAGTGCAACTCATCGTTTAGCATTGGATACTTTGGAAAAATTAGATAAACTTATTAAAGCATCGCGATTTGATAAAGTCGCAAATGAATTTTTATCCTAACGAGGTAAAACTTTAAATTTATTAAAACATTGTTGGACGCATACTGCTTGCCAGTGTGCGTCAGCAAGTGCATCATGTAAGTCCTCTTGTATATCTTTACGAGGATCTTTAGGCATCATTTTAAATAATGTTCTACAATCACTTACTTGCCAAAAGAACCAATTCATATGCATATCAAAATCTCTAAATAGATTTTCTAATATTACCATATCAAACTGAGGACCTTGAGCCCATATAGTATCACAACCTGTAAGCCAAGCATTCATATCTTTCATAAAGTCTAAGTTTTTAACTCTGCCTTCATCAGTAAAAGAACGTTCTTGTATTTCAGGATCTTGTTTGGACCACCATTCTATAGTTTTATCATCTACAAATCTGCCTTTAGCATCTTGTTCGTCTATATCTAACTTCCATAGTTTAGGTGTATGTGGTTCTATACTTGTAAATGGATCAAACTTTACAGCACCCACAGTTAATACAACACTATTAGGCATAGTACCTAATGTTTCTATATCAATCATCGCATGTGTGGCCATAAATTACTCCATTTAAAGTAATATTATAGCAGGTTTTAAAAGTTTGTCAACTACAAAGATATCATTGTATCGTCAGGTAATTCGTCTTTTCCGTCTATTGGTGCAAGTTGACCAGCACCTTTTACACCATCGCCCCAGACCATTTTCTCAAATGGGTCTTGTTTACCTTCAATTACCTCACCCCAGAACTCTGAAGGTTGTCCTATTTTATCTAAGTACCATGCAATTTTGTGTGCAGTATTTACACGAGCCTGTTGCATGTCTGTATGTCCAAAGTCTTTAGGGTCAGTAGGATTGCCTTCCATATATTTTCTGTTCTTAAATGTTTCGTCATCATTGTTACCGGTAATATCTGCTCTATCATGTATAAACTCAAAGTCTACTCTTTCAAATATATCTAACATATATGCAATATGACTTAACCAAGCATCGTTCTGTGCATTTTGACTTAAATGTCCCATTAATATAAACCAATCTTTTGGTACGATTGGTAATATTGCGTAAGGATGTCCTTCATGATTATCTTTAGGTCCTAGTAATTTAAACTGTCCGTTATATTGATCTATGACCTCGTCCCAGCCTTCTGAAACCATTAAACAATCATCGTTCCAAAAGAATAACCACTCTCCTGTTGCAGAACCGGCCAATGTATTAACGTAAATATGAAGATTTTCATATCCAAGAGGTTTAAAAATACTTGCTCTTGCTTCTACTTTATTTTCGTTTAGCAAAGCAGTCATTTCATTTTTAATAAATTCAACTACACCTTCATCATCTTGATCAACTCCAAACAAGATTTCTAATCTTTCAGGGTGTGATGCCTTTTCAACTAAGGACACTAGACTATTTTTTAATACTTCCTGTCTGCCTCGTGTTGGCAACAATATCGATATTGTTTCTAATTCTTTTTTACTTTTGGGTTGTTGTTTTGCCACTTTTTACCTCTTGTTTTTCTCTGCTGTAATCATTTTCACCTGTAAATAATTTTCTAATGTTTCCTCTAAATGTATAATGCCCTACATGATTTAGTGCGGTTCTAGGATCTAAATATACTGTACCGCCCATTTTTTGCCATGTTCTACAGAACATGTAATCTTCTGACAAGTAACGTCTGCTATCAGGATCAATCATTGTGTCGAACAATGCATACATAAAAGGTTCAAACTTTTGATCTACATTAATATCGTTTACATATTTCCAATCAGGATGTTTGTCAAACATCTTTTGAATTGTATCTCTTCTAATACACATAAATCCTGTACCAGCATCTTTTAATTTCACAAGGTTGTCTTCTATTTGTACTTGTGGTGTTGGATTTCCAGCATCATCTTTTAAAAAGTCAAAGTTTACAACATAGTTTGAACTGTGCCCTTCAATTGTTTGAGAAGTTTCCTCTAAGTTACTTCTTGATGCTCCAATAATACTATCCCAGTTAATTGCTTTCTTAGGATAAGCACCAACAACAATAGGCTTATCATATGCTACCATTCTTAAAACATCTTCTGCATTAAATTCTATATCAGCATCAATAAAAAATAAGTGTGTTGCCTGCTTATTTTCCATAAAGAAACTAGTAAGTGTATTCCTACCTCTAGTAACCAAACTTTCATTTGCTAGTGTGCTTATCGTGTATTGAATATTGTATTTGTTACACAATATTGCTAGTTTAATCATACTCCTAAAGTATGGTTCACCTAACTGTCCACCATAACAAGGAGTAGCAATAAAAATATGCTTTTGCCTTAAAAGTCCTAACGGAATCTCAATCTTCTCATCAAGAAGTTTGTACATTACATCTTGTGTTGCTTCTGGTGTGTTCTCTACAGTTTTAGTTTTCTTTGTAGTTTTCTTCTTTGCCATTATATACCTTGTGTATGTTTTTTTATATACCTATATTTAAGTTTATCTTAATTTATGTTTTATACAAACTGGCGGAAAGGGAGGGATTCGAACCCTCGGTACAGTTACCCGTACTCTTCCTTAGCAGGGAAGTGCTTTAAGCCACTCAGCCACCTTTCCGTATGGAGCGGATGCCGAGAATCGAACTCGGATCTAAACCTTGGCAAGGTCTCATAATAGCCGTTATACTACATCCGCCTGGCGATCCAGAAGAGACTCGAACTCTCAACTTCCGCCGTGACAGGGCGGTGCTCTAACCAATTGAACTACTGGACCAATTTAAATAAGTATAACAAAGTTTGAATGCTTTGTCAAGTGGTGGAGCGAACAGGGGTCGAACCTGCGACCTCCTGGTTGCAAACCAGGCGCTCTCCCAACTGAGCTACCGCCCCAACCGTATAGTGATTACTTAAGGTTTCTATTTAAGTATGCAGTCATTCTATCACCGACTGCTTTAGAGTTTTTAGCAACATTGTTACCGATCATTTCAGCATTCTTCATAATGTTTGCACTAATCTCTTCTGCATTTTTTCTTACATTTTCCCCTACATTGTTCCAGTCAAAAGACGTATCTACTTTCTTCTTACTTACTTTCTTTACTGCTTTCTTTGTGGGTGCTTTTGCTTTTGCCTTTGGCATTTTCTTCTTTCCTGTGCTTTGCACGTTACGTTTCTGAAATCTATTCATGAACGTTATTATTGGAGCTCGGAGTCGGATTCGAACCGACGACCTGAGGTTTACAAAACCCCTGCTCTGGCCAACTGAGCTATCCGAGCCTACGATTATATTTATATATGGTTATGCTGGTAGAGTCAAAAGAAAGGGCAGAATTAATCTGCCCTTGAGGTTGAATGGATAAAGTTATTACTAACCTTGAGTCCCTTCAGGATTGTAAATATATTTATCATGCTTTCAGAAGTCAAAAAAAGAGCACCTTTAAGTGCTCCTGATTTTATTTACGTTACTTGTCTGAAAAAGGTTTTTTAGATACAAATTCATTTAATCGTTCTGCTTCTTCCAAAACATCTTGTGTGGTCGGCATGTCTTCTGGAGTTTTTGCTCGTGCCTGTAATATATCTTTTGCCTCTCGTACCAAATCCAAACGTATTTCGTATGGTGTTTTATTTGACATTTAGTTATCCCTTTGTTACCTGTTACTTACCTATATTTATCGACCGGTAGGTAACTAGTTAAAACTATGTATTGCTTACTTTTTCTTTTTAAGTTTCGCTACTTCTTTTTCTAAGTCTACAATACGTTGTCCAAGTAATGGATATTGTTTTAACCATTTTTCTTCGCGACTAGCAATTTCTAAATCATATCTTTTTGCTACCCACTCCATTGTGTTATCCATTTTTACTTGGAACCATACGCCCATTTTAGTATTTTTAAACCACTGATAAAAACTACTACCAATTATACTTGATAGTATAGCCTTTAATGATAAAATTATTAACCAATTCATATATTTTCCTTATTTAGGTAATTGCTCGCCGTTATCGTCCATGTTGTATAAGAATTCATGATATAATCCCATACTGTGATCAGCAAAACCATCTATTAGATTAAATGATTTTAGTGCCATCCAATGCCCTCTACATTTATCTTTAAAACGTTGAAGCCATGTTGCTGGCCTTATATTACCATATGTATTAATATACCTTAATACACCACCGTGTTTAAAACATAAGAATGAAGGTGGCACAGCCGTTACAGCATCGTTATTATTTCTATATCTATAATACTTCATGCCTTCTAAGGATTTCAAAAACTCTTTATTACCTACTCTAGGTTGTCCAAATGTATGTAAGCCACCTGATACTCCTAAAGGACAAGTATTAAGTTCAGCGGCAACCAATACTGCCATTGCTCCACCTAAACTATGACCTGTAATCCATAGAGTTTTTGTTTGTTTCTTATCATGATTTTTAAGAGCGTCGTATATACCAGGCATTACTTTTTTGTATTCTGCATAGAACCCTCTATGTACTCTTCCTGATACATGATGCTTTACTGGAAACATTTTTAAGTCTGCAAGTATGTCATTAATTTGTGTGGGTTCAGTACCTCTACATGCAATAAGTACATCGTCTTTATCACTCATTACATACGCCTGAGCACCATCAACATCTATAAATGTAGGTGGTAAAGGTTTATTTAAAAATTTTTTAAGTGGGGAAAGATCTTTTATCCCTGGTCTTGCTTCTAATAATTCTTCAGGGGACTGATAACATTGATGAGCATACATGCTTAACAATAATCCTCTTTCTCTATATGACATATCTTTAACTGACATTTTGTTACTCCTGTGTATTAAATTGCTTATCCTACCTAGCAATTACAGTAGTATTTATCAGTTATGTTAATTATATCTTATGGTTAGACCTAACTTAGTTGAGCATTTCATTGCACTTGTACAATGTATTTTCTTTGAATCAAATTGTATTATAGAGCCTGGTAAAAATTCATATGCTTTTCCTGATAACCCGAACCAATATTTCTCAGGATAGTGATATAAAAAATTATTATAAAGTTCTTTTTCTATAGGATTATTAGTTAGTCCTTTTACTTCGTTAAAATCACAGGGTCTACCTTTAACTCCTGTATTAACTTTAAAATTTACATTTTCTCTAAATGTCCAAGTTACACTAGGCTCTTCAAAGTATTGATCAAATACTATAAGACTTGGATTTGGGCCACCTTCTACTTCTAAAGGTACAACCAAATTTTGTATTTCATCATTTCTGAAATCTGTATGAGGATAGTAAGGAACCTCATGTTTATAAAAATGGCATGTTTTTATTTTATCTACTTGTATAACAGAATGACTTTCAAGCAAATCTAATACAGCATCTGTACCAGGTGCTTTCTTCATAGATTTAGTCTCGTATTCTTTACTATTATTATATATTTCTATAAGGGATTTTAATAAATCAGAAGTTACTACATTGTTATAGTATACATCTTTAATAACATTAGGCATTAGACTATGTGCTGTTCTCTGCTTTTTTCTGCTGTATAAATTTTACCTGTTTTTCTACCGTAATACATACTTTTACTAATTCCTTTAGTACCGCCTTCATTATTAATTACACTAAACATCATAGAAAACAGACCTATTACTGCAGGAACTACTATTGCCACTAAAATTACACCATCAATCATTCTTTACTACCTCTATTGCCTCTTCTAATGAGTATGGACTTTCATGTGCCATAGGTTCTTTTGTTTCTGCTATATTAGGCCACACCTGACTCATTGCATCATTTATTTCTATAAATGGTATTTGTTCTGGCGGCAGTTCATCGTCACTCCAAATGGCTTCTACTGGACATTCTGGTTCACATAACGCACAGTCTATACACTCATCTGGATTAATTACCAGCATATTTGGTCCCTCATAGAAACAATCTACAGGGCAAACCTCTACGCATTTTGTGTCTTTACATCCGACACATGGACTACCTACTACAAAACTCATATGTGTATTTATAAAAATTTATTTATTATACATTGAAAATCTGTAATGTCAAGTTACTAAACTGGTAAGGACAAGTAATAATGATACACTACCTAAAAACATACTTGCTACTAGTAATGCGAATAGAATTATTCGCCAAGGGTTGGGGTCAAAAGTTCCGCTATTTTTTCCTACTCCTAAAACGGCTCTTATTGCATTCTTAATCAAAACAAAAATGTATTCAGATACATTACTGCTAACATCATACCAAACACTACAACCTGTATGACTGCTGGTATAAAAACAAAAAGTTTCATTACATCAAAGTCTCCTTTCATAAAGAAGTCTGTCTCAAACCAGTCTGCCTGTTCTTGAGGTGTTGCATCTCTTACATCATTATTCATATTTTTACCTATTATGTGGATGCCAAGGAGCAATCCAATATTTAAAAAAGAACCTTTTAAGTTTTTTCATATATTCTCTAGTTCATCTTTGTTGCATACATGATGAATACTGGTACTGCAAAAGGTAGTGTAATTAATACTGCAAATTCAATAAAATCACATACCGCACATACATGGTCATCCTGTTTCAACTTTAAAATCAATTCTGTCACGTCTATTCTCTCTAATTTATACTTGGTGATACTGCCAAAATAGAAACTATAAATATGGAGACTAAAACAGTTAGTTCCAGACTATCTTTTAATTTACTTAATCGTTTTTCGCTCATTACTAATGCTCCAGTCGACAACCTCTCGCACACTTCGTAATGCACCGTACAAGTTGTCGGAAGTCTGGATAGACATAGACAACCATATTGTGAATAAACTTCTTATCATGATGGGAGGTTGATATTAATTTAGTTTATATTATGTTATATGCTGTATTTATATTAGAATTAATATAAAGGGTCTAAAAGGCGGTATTTTGGATTATTTTAAAATTCTATGTCCCAATGCTCAACAAGATGCATATCATGTTCTCTAAAATATTCATCTAAATCTTCCAGTAGGTCTGTGATTAATTTTTTGCCTTCTATAAATTTGAACTGAACATACTTTTGTACACTCCAATCCGGTATTATGCCATATGTATTTTTATAATAGTTATAGTTTATTTCCATACACTTAGATCTATAAGTGTTATTAAAATAATCATACTCCCCTGTTATACTTGCAAAATGATATTTTATCATTTCAAACCCAGTTAGGGACATTAATACAGGTTCAAGTTTTTCCTCTAATAGACTATTATAAAAAAGTTCTTTACCATAGTTACCTTGCGTACGACTATTTGATGAACTCATTATTTTATGCTCTTTAGCGAATACTACACCTTGTTCAACCGTCTTATATATAATTTCAGGAGAAGAATAGAAAATGTCCTTACACATTTTTACATTATTTTGTTTGCTAAAATTTAAATACGGAACTATATTATTAATAAAGTACGATGTATCCTGACCTAAATAACTTGTTATTGTATCTGTATCCTCATTCCAAGAAAAATAAGGAAAATCTCCTCCCATTACAATACTTCTATTTTCAAAATCAAGTTGTTCTAAAAAGTAAAAATGGAAAGCAAGTTGAGGACTTGATGTTTTATATTTAAGAGCATAGTCTAAATGCAATTCGTTATCTAAAAATTGTTTAAAATCTAATTGGATAACTTCGTGTTCTATATTATGTTTCTTACAAAAATTTCTAGCCATGCTTACATCAGGTGCATTTACTAAATTAAGACCCCACATAGATTCATAAGTTACTGCTGTAAACTTTATACCTGCCTGCTTTAATAAAAGACATGCGAATTGACTATCATACCCGCCACTTAAACATACTAAAGGATTTTCGTATTCTGATATTTTTTCTGTACATAGAGTAATAAGATCTGTATCTGTTTTTCTAACTTTAAGAGTAAACTGTAACTCATTTAGATCAAGTTGTAGTCCTCCCATATTGTATATCATTATCAGTATCCTTTTAAGTTTTCTTCTATATGTGATAAATACTTATATAAAATAGCAATCATTATACCTATTTACTGGAGTTAAAATAAAATGGCAAGTTATATAGTAGAAATGGACGGAACAGTTCATGCAGATTCGACGGCGGCACAAACCGCAATTACAAATGCAGGTGGTTCTATTACCACTGCTTTTGATCTTAATATGACATTTGAAATAAGTTGTACCGCTGAACAATTAGCGGCGACGACAGGAGTTAAACATTCCTCACTATCAGATGCAAATTCAGGATTAGAAGTTTCAGCATTAGATGTTACACATTTTAAATATATAGACAATAGATTCCATAGACAAGATCCTGAAAACGGAAATGCGGCAATTGAACACGGTGAATTTGTTCACTTTTACAAAGGTAATGGAAAAACAGTTTATCTTTTAGACTCTGGTATGAATTCAAATCATGTGGAATTTGCAAATGCTTCTATTACTAACTTATGGACAGCATTCGACACTAATCCAAACGGTGATGCTTATGCTAGTGATTATGAGGATAACGTAGGACATGGTACAGCAGTAGGCTCTCTTATTGTTGGCGAAAATATAGGTACGGCTCCAGACGCAAAATTAATGAATGTTAAATTATATGATCAAGCAGTAGGAACAACTACAATAGGTAATGTTGTTACAGCATTTAGTAAAGTACTTGCCCACCATAATGCTAACGACACAACAGATGTTAAAGTATTATGTGCTCCATGGATTACAACACAAAACGATCTAATAGATTCCAAGGTTATGGAATTAAATAGTGCTAATGTTGTAGTTGTTGCGGCGGCTGGTAACAAAGACGATGATGTAAATAAGTATTCTCCAGCAGGTATAGAAGAAATTATTACTGTTGGTTCTCATGATAGAAACTGGGCAATTTCCGAATTTAATAATACTGCATGGGACGGCGGAACACCTAATTCATCATTACCAAACTATGGTGCACCAGTTGATATTTTAACAATCGGTGAAGATGTATGTATGGCAACATCCTTATCTAATACAAGTTATGTATTAGGAACTGGAACCAGTCTTTCAGCAGGACTAGTTGCAGGTGGTGCCGCGGCATTTATTGAAAAACATAACAATAAAAATTCAAACGAAATTAAAGATATCCTAGTTGCAGAAGGTAAATTAAGAGCAAGAACAACATTTACTATATCAGAGACACTTGCTGACAATCACACATTCCATTCATCAACAGGTGTACAATATGCGGCTTTACAGTTAGATTCTGCAGGCCCTAATGCATCAGTACAACTATTCACGACACCTTCAAGTCTTGTTGGTAATGTACAAAGAGGACAAAGTCTAACAGTTGACTTAGGTTTAAATTCCTCAGCATCAAATGTTGAAGTATTATCATTCAGTCCTTTATCACCTTGGATGACGTTTAACACAAGTACAGGTATACTAGTTGCTGATACAGACGGATTAGCGGCTGAACGAGCACCTGGATTTTATACATTTGGTGTTAAAGGTAAAATAGGTGAGTTGTTCTCAGTAGAAGAGTTTACAATAGGTGTATATGAAACTAATGAGTCAGAATTAGAAGGTAGTGTAGGCAGTTATTACTATGATACTGAAAATACAGAGTATGATTTAAATACAGCAATTAACTATGAACTTTCACCACAATATATGATGAATGTGGAAGTTATTGGTACTAAAAAATAAGTAATTGATTGATACTTTACACATAGATTTAACATCTTATTCAAAAACTTTTAATAGTTTATCTCCCCAAGGGCAATGGTTTTGTAGTCGTATAGGTAAACGAAAATATCCTGTACAAGAAATAAATGTGGATCTATTAATAGAATTCATATCCAAAAATAATCCTAAAAAAGTATTCTGTAATAGTTTCTACGGAGACTCATTAGAATATTCTAAGATAGTTGAATTGTCTAAATATTGTAAAGAACTAGAAATAGAATTTATAGTATTTACATCAGGAAGTAACTTAGACAAGAACATTGTAGATCAATTATTAGAATACAATACAACATTTTATTTATTTTCTTATGGTGTAGAAGACAATGCAAATAAAATTGTTTTAAATGTTGATTGGATAGACATATATAATTTTTTAAAACAAACAAAAAATAAATGTATTATAGAATTTTCCTCTTATAAACATAATGTAAACGACATTTATAAAATGTTGGAAATTTGTAAAGAATATGGTAATAGTATAAAAATAATAAAAGGCAATAATTTTAAAGAAAATGTTACCAATATTTTTAATGCTCAAGGTAAATGGTTATATGATGTCTTACCTATACAAGAGGCTTTGCCTTTTGAAGATGAATTTTTACATGATGTAACAGAAGCACTAAAAGAATATAAAGATATAAAAATAGAATCTAAAAAGTTATTTAGAAGTACAGAAGGTTATTTGAATACGAGATACTTCAGAAAAACAGACAGAGGAGAAAATATTTTTGATGCTGGGATTCCAGATTTATGTGATGTATACCCCTTACAATTTTATTCTAGTGATGAAGTATTTATAAATTCTACTGGACATATTTTTTGTAATCGAGAATCTTATGATATTTTTAATAACTGTTTAGCAAACGACTGGCACTCAAAATTTATGTCTCATATTTCTAGCAATGAAAGTAAATATAGGCAAAGTGGCTTACATAAATTGCATATAGAAGAGTCAGAATTTGTTAAAAATGTATTATTTAAATATATATTTTACTTTAAAAAGAAATTACAAGATTGTTCTTTAGAGAAAAATATACAAGATTTCTACTGGTCTAAATCGTCTTAGTAATAGATATATCAGAAATATTGTTACAGTATTGATAAGGACAAATGACTTTACTAGCAGGTAAACTCCAATTACTATCTGCAACATTACCAAAATTTACAGCACCACACCAACTACTATACATATCTCCACTAGCATCTATATTTAAACTTTCAAATCCAAGATGACATTTCATATCCTTAAAGGAATTAAGTCCTTCATTTATAATTTGGTGACTCTGTACATACTTTGTAGTTCCGTCTTCATATAGAAATTCCGTCATCCAGGATGTATCTGGAACATGCTCTTTAGGTTCCTCATCTTCAATATGATCAATATGCTCTACAGGCATTGGTTTTATTCCAGGCCGTTGTAATACTTCTAATTCCTTATCTGTGTACTGCCAATATGTTTCCTGCTTACTCTGATGCCCTAAGAGCTTCTTATACATTGTTTTTACACATATACTTACATTATCATAGGTATTACGATTACAATTTAAAAATAAATTTCTTAGTTCTTCTACAAAATCACCTAAATCTTGAACTTGTCCACCTATTCCTGCTATATTAATATCTATAGTGACGTCTTCTTTAATCTCATTTATAACGTCTATAATATGTTGTTTATCTTGTGTTTGAGGATGAAATGTTAATACTACTCCGTCCATGTAATACTTTGCTTTACTCCACCAATTGACTGTTCTACTACCGTTCGTGAATACAACATTATGTGTATTAAATTGATCTATCTTTCTAATAATATCCTCAAACCCTGGTATTACTGTAACTTCTCCGCCTATTAATTCAAAGTCCACACGTTTATCCAAACTGTTATAATGCTTACATAGACGCTCTATGGCCGTTAAATAGGACTCTAAGGGTAACCACGGCTTAGAACCGTCGTGCAGTATAGGGGGACAATATTCGCAATTATAATTACATGAGTTGCCCATGTTCCACTGGATTCTTATATTATCCATTGGACCTCGAGCATGTGGGCCTCGTACTGAAACGAGTTTAGACATTACAGTCCTGTAATGACGGTGGTTGATCCTGGTGCTAATGTATGCCCACAACTAACAACACCAGGTGCTATGGCAACAAATTTACCTTCTGCCATTACTGTGCCGCTACCAGTAGCAATAAGACTACTACCTGTTGTATGTGGTGCTTCACCATGTGTTGCTATTCCATCACCTACTACTGATATCGGAACACCTTCAACAAAGACTGTTGGTGCTCCGGGGCCGATAATCAATCCGCCTCCCGCCATATCAATACCTACTCTACAAGTTGTCATACTATTATTTATGCAGTTTCTACTATTTCTTTATCAACTTCTTTAGCATTGGCTACTAATTTAAGATAGTCTTCTTCAGGCTTCTGCAATGTAGGGCAAATAGTTAGAACTTTATTAAGGGAAAATATAACTTCACTTGAATTTCCTGTATACTGATAAGGTACTGCCGCAACTTCTCCGTCAGTAATTACTATTGTCATAGGATATTCACATGTAACGTTTTTATCTTTTGCAACATATCCTATCATCTTTGTAATAAGTTCTACTCCGGATGTTAGTTTTATTGTTACTGTTTTGCCAATAAGGCTTTTGATGTCATACATAATTTTACTCTGTGTGTTTGTTCTACTATTTATAATTAGTTATCTAATAGTTCTTGAATTTTAGGTATTGCAAATTCGTGTGACCATCCTTCTTGTGCTTGTGGACTTAAATGATGTGTATACTTTGAGCCTGGTTCTAATTCTAATCCTTGTTCCTGCATACGTTTGTGATCGCCTTGTAATGCATAAGAAATACCGGGTTCTAATAAATTTGCATCTGGTACAAAATCCCATAAGTGCCCATCTATAGTTAATGTAGGCCTATTATCATGGTCGCTACTTGATAGATTTGTTTGTGTTTGTTTAAATGTAAATGTATTTGGGCAAAATAAAAACTTTACATTGTTCTGTTGCATCTGGTGTACAGCACTTTGCATCATGTATATTTGTTTATGTGCTTCTAAATCATGATCATACATATTAAGATACCATTTCCTAAATGCATAAAATTGAGATTCTGTAAAGTATTGATCTAGCATCCACCAATTATAACATGCTTCTTCATATGTACAAGATAAATTATTTTCTAAAATACTTACAAGACTTTGGCTAGTAATTACCGGTGTATCTTCAGGATATTCAGGATGTTGTTTTCTTGTAAAGTTACCCTCAAGGGAACCATCACTTCCTTTTGTTTCTACATCATAGGATAATTGGGACAAACCCTTTTGTATATCATACTCTTTGCCTGTATTATTCCAACAAATTCTACATGCTGTAGTCCAATTTACAATTATAAAATCTGCTTTTAGATGTTTTATTGCATAGTCGATTTGCAGTCTTATACCAAAATTATCACAAGCAGGTCTGGCAATATTTTCATAATCCCATCCAAAATGTTTGGAAATGTAATAACCGTATTCTGTATCTAAGTTATTAGGGTCTCTTGAACTCCAACTACACCCACATACAACAAGTTTCATTACAAACTTAGGCCTTTAAATGTATCTTTAGACACATCTTGCTTTGTTCCGCCTATAACATAACTACTTATTTCTGTTTCTTGTGGTGCTACTTGCACACTACCTCCAGTGATCCATTGCTGGGTCCAAGGTAAAGGATTAGAGCCTGTGTTATATATCTTTTCTTGTCCTACGGCGTGCATTCTTTTACCAGCAATAAATTCTACATACTGACATAATAGTTCTGCATTTAATCCAATAATACTACCATCTTTAAATAAGTATTCCGCCCATGCTTTCTCTTGTTCTACAGCATCTACAAACATCTGTGTACACTCTGCATAAGTTTCCTTTTGTATCTTTGCAAAGTCTTTATCATCTTGTGGTAAAAGTTTTAACATTGTCTGTGTACTTGCCAAATGAACGTTTTCATCTCTAGCAATAAATTTAATAATTTTAGCATTACCTTCCATTCTTTTAAGTTCAGCAAATGCCCAACTACATGCAAAACTAACATAAAAACGTACACCTTCTAATATGTTTACACTCATTAAACACATCCATATTGCTTTCTTATGTTCATATTCGTCATACTTTTTACTACCTTGTTCTTTTAGTAAATTATGTTCTATAAGTTTATCGTAATTTGCTGTAATACTATCAGCACAATCTACAATTTCTTGTATGTCTAACATTTCATCAAATACTTTGCTAGGATTTGGATAAACATTTCTTATAATATGTGTGTAACTTCTACTATGTATTGTTTCACTGAACGCCCAAGTTTCAATCCATGTTTCTAATTCAGGAAGACTTACTATAGGCAGGAAAGCAATATTAGGTGAACGACCCTGCACACTATCAAGTAGTATTTGTCTTTTTAAATTACTTGTAAAGATATGTTGCTCATGATCTGTCAAGTTTTTAAAGTCAGTAGCATCTTTAAGAATGTCTACTTCTTCTGGTCTCCAAAAGAAACCTAATTGTTTATCTGTAAACTTATCAAACTGTTTATATTTAAGTGTATCAAATCTCTGCATGACTGGACCGCCAGTCGGATCTAGAAACATTGTTACTTTAGTATGATCTGCTCTATTTTTTGTATCTAATACTGTCATATTTTACAACTCTCGCAATCTTCATCGTCAATCATACCTGCTTCTAATTCAGGTAGATTGTCTTCTTTGTTAATATCTATTTCACCTTGTCCGTCGTATGTGTTATTGTAGTATAACTGTTTGCCACCATATTTATAAAAATTAATGACATCAGTTAGTAGAACACTCATTGGCACTTTTTCATCTTCAAAGTGTTCTGGATTGTAAGATGTATTTACCGAAATACCCTGGTCTATGTACTTCTGTAATACCGCCATGATTTTTAAATATCCTGCAGGAGACTTTTGTTCCCATAGTAAATCATATTTGTTTTTATAATATGGAAATCCAGGTACAACTTGTTTCAATACACCATGCTTACTTTGTTTAATACTAATATAACTTCTTGGTGCCTCTATACCATTTGTACTATTACTAATTTGTGCAGATGTTTCTGCAGGCATTAGTGCCATTAATGTACTGTTTCTAATACCATGCTCTTTTAAATCGCTTCGTAATCCTTTCCAGTCTTGTCTCTCTTTATGTTTAACTAAATCGTTAACATCTTCTTTATATGTTTGGTTAGGTGTTATACCATGTCCATATTTTGTTTCCATATTTTTAGGACATGCACCTTTTTCTTTTGCTAGATCGTTACTTGCTTTAATTAAATAATAACTCCATGCTTCTGCCCATTTATCTACTAAGTTTAAGTCTGGTTCTTGATATGTACTATTATTTTTGGCTAACCAATATGCAAAATTAATGATACCTATGCCTAAAGGACGTCTATTCATAGTACTTAATTGTGCCGCTACAACAGGGTACTCTTGATAGTCTAATAGTTCATCTAATGCTCTCACACTTAGATCACAGACCTTTTCAAGTTCCGTTGTATCTTTTAGTACACCCCAATTGATTGCACTTAAAGTACATAGACTAATTTCACCTTCAGGATCATTTATATCATTTAATGGTTTTGTTGGTAAATTAATCTCGCAACATAAATTACTTTGTTTAATAGGAGCAACATCTTCCATAAATGCACCATGCGTATTTGCATGATCTACATTCATTAAATATATTCTTCCTGTGTCTTTACGTTCTGTCATAAATGCAGTAAACAATTCTTGTGCAGGTAT